CCGGCGTTTACCGCAATGATCGGCAGGTCGCGTGGAAGGACATCCGCCGCATGGGGATCGACCCGAAGAACCCACGCGTCGAGATCGTTGTCGAGCCGATGCAGGCGCAGCAGACGGCGATCGCGCAGGAACTGTTCGATGAGGCCGAGGTTCCGTTTTGACCGCAACCCTCGTCACGCTCGCTGACTTCGAGGTCAAGCACGGCGCTGCCGATGCCGAAAAGCTCAAGGCGACGATGGTCGCGGGTGCACGAGAAGGCGAGGGCGTGAAGTGATGTTGATCCTAAGGCCGCGCGGAAAAGGGAACTGGCGTCCGATGACCCTCGAAATCAAGGGAGAGCGCGCATCCCCGCTGCTCGTGCTGCGCGGCCAGCTGCTCACGCTCGGCGGGATCGTCTTCCGCATCTGCGCGGTGCTGCCGTGAGCCGCGAATTCATCTTCACGTCGCTGCCGTTTCGTGTGACTTTGTTCTTCGCGGTCAATCCGGACGAGGAGTTGACCACGCTGGACGTCGCCACGAAGTTCGATGTCGACCCGAACGAGGTTTGGTCGCGGCTAAAGTACCTGGTGAAGCGCGGGATCGTGCGCTACAGGCCTGGCAAGCGCGGCCCCGGAGGTGGTTCGGTGTACGGTGCGGGTTCCATGCTGCTCGAGATGCTCAACGGTCCGCCTAGGCGCTTGCTCGTCGAGGCGTGCATGCCGGTTGCTGTCGAGGCGAGATACGCGGTCATGGTGCGGAGCGACTGATGGGGCTCACACCGAAGCAGGAAGCGTTCTGCGTGGCCTACGTGAAGTCTGGCAACGCGAGCGAGGCGTATCGCGAGGCTGGATACGCGCCTGGATCGAGCGAGAAGACGGTCAACGAGCAGGCAAGCCGGCTGCTGCGCAATGGCAAGGTGACGGCAAGGCTCAGCGAGTTGCGCCAGGACGCGGCGCAGGCGACCAGGGTCACGCTCGAATCCCACCTGTCGGACCTGCTTTGGCTGCGGGAAATGGCGGCCAAAAGCGGCAAATACGCGGCCGCCGTCCAGGCTGAAATGGCGCGCGGCAAGGTCGTGGGCCTGTACATCGAGCGCCTGGCGCTGTCGGGCGGCATCGAGGTCACCGACAAGGCGGACCTGTCGACGCTGAGCACCGACGACCTGCGCGCGATGCACGAAATGCTGGCCAGGGCAGGGGGCGCCAGCCGCTCGCTGCAGTGAACCCGCCCGAGCTGATCGACATCGAGGCCGAGCTCGCCAAGCGCAGCCTGCACGACTTTGTCCGGCTGTTCGCGTGGCCGGCGCTGACTCCGGCCACTCCGTTCCACGACAACTGGCATATCGGCGCGATCTGCGATCACCTCGAGGCAGTGGCTCGAGGGCAGATCCTGCAGCTGATCATCAGCATGCCGTTTCGCACGCTCAAGTCGACGATCGTCTCGCAGGCCTTCCCGGCGTGGGACTGGATCGCGAACCCGTCGCGCCAGTTCCTGACCGCCTCATACGCAACGGATGTTGCAACACGCGACGCTGTGGACGCGCGCCGCATCATCGAGTCGCCGCGCTACCGGCGGGCGTTCGGCAAGCTGTTCATGCTGACGACCGACCAGAACGTCAAGACGCGCTACGAGAACGACAAGCGCGGGCGTCGGATCGTCACCTCGACCGACAGCGCCGGCACCGGGTTCGGGGGCGATATTCGAATCGTCGATGACCCGGTGAGCGCCAAGAAGGCCGATAGCGTGCTGGCGCTGAACGCCTCGATCGAGTGGTGGCGCGGCACGATGGCCACACGAGCCAACGATGCGGCCGTCGGGGCCGCGGTGATCGTGCACCAGCGGCTGAATGCGCGCGACCTGACCGGCTACCTGATCGCCGAGCAGAAGGACTGGGATCACCTGGTGCTTCCGATGCGCTATGACCCGGCGCTGCGCAAGACGACGAGCCTGGGGTTTCAGGATCCACGCAGCGCGGCGGGTGAGCTGCTGCACCCGTCGAGGCTGCCAGAGCCGGTCGTGGCCAAACTCGAGGCCTCGATCGGCAAATACCACACCAATGCGCAGCTGCAGCAGAACCCGGAGCCGCGCAGCGGGATCATCTTCGAGCGCAGCTGCTGGAAGTTCTACAAAGCGCTGCCTGAGATCGACGAGGTCGCGATCAGCGTCGACTGCACCTTCAAGGACCTGGAGTCGAGCGACTACGTTGCCATTCAGGCGTGGGGTTCGAAGGGCGCGAACCGCTACCTGCTGCGCCGGACCAAGGCGCGCTTGAACTTCTCGGCCACCGTCACCGCCGTGCGTGCGATGCACGCCCTGTATCCGGACGCGATCGCGGTGCTGATCGAGGACAAGGCGAACGGCTCGGCCGTGATCGATACCATCAGCGGCGAGATTCCGGGCGTCCTGGCCATCCAGCCCGACGGCGGCAAGGTCGCGCGCGCCTATGCGATGCAGCCGGAGCAGGAGGCGGGCAACCTGTGGCTTCCGGACCCGAGCATCGACCCGGACATCGAGACGTTCCTGAGCGAGGCGTCCAGCTTCCCGGGCTCGCCCAACGACGACGAGGTCGATGCCACGAGCCAATACGTCAACTGGCAGCGCAAACGCTCCAAGACAGGCGGCCTGGCCGACTTCATGCGCGCCCAGGCCGAGGCCCAGGCAGCCGCCCGCGCAAGCCCGTAGCCGTCGCGAACGTTGGGATTTGAGCCGTCTGGCGCCCGATAGCACCTACAGAATCGCCGCATTTCCGCCCGCGCGCGGATGAGGGCAACCTGTGGCGGCACGCGAGCAGTCAGGCACGAACATCGATCCCGGCGTGATCCAGCGCGTGATCGCCGGCGTGCGCTACGTTGTCTCGGGCGTCACGCCGATGGACTGGTTTGGCCCGGCGCAGCCGATCGCTCCGCAGGCGCAGGCGCAGACCGAAGGGCGGCAATTCGACTACCCGGTTGGATTCAACCTGCGCATCACGCCGCGCGGCGAGGAGCTCATTTCCTTCGCCCAACTACGCGGCATGGCCGACAGCTACGACCTGATGCGCCTCATCATCGAGAAACGCAAGGACCAGCTGGAGGCGTTCGACTGGGAGATCGTGCCGAAGGACAAGGCGGCGAGCACGAACGGCCTGCAGGATCAGATCAAGGCGGTCAGCGAGTTCCTCGAGCGGCCGGACCGTGAGCACAACTGGCAGCAATGGCTGCGCGCGGTCATCGAGGAGCTGCTCGTCATCGACGCGGTGTGCATCTACCCGCGCATGTCGCGGGGCGAGAAGCTCTACGGCTTCGAGCTCGTCGACGGCGCGACGATCAAACGCGTGCTCGACGTCACCGGCCGTACGCCGCTGCCGCCCGATCCGGCGTACCAGCAGATCCTCAAGGGCATTCCAGCCGCGGACTACAGCAGCGACGACCTCGTCTACATGGTGCGCAATCCGCGCGTCAGCCGCATCTACGGTTACTGCTTCGCGCCCGATACGGAAATCCTCACGCGCGCGGGCTGGCAGCCGATCGCCGGTGTCACCTATCACGACGAGCTAGCGACACGGCATCCCGAGACGCACGCCTTCGAGTGGCAGCGCCCGATCGCCGTCACGACGCGCGCCTACGAGGGCGACCTCGTGAACTTCAATGGCAAGGGCATCGACGTTCTCGTCACGCCCGAGCACAAGATGATCGTGCAGAACGGGCGCACCGGCCGCGAGGAATTGATGCCGGCCGCGGAACTGGCGGCGTCCGAACGCTCTGCGGGCCATTGGCGGCTGCCGCTTGTCACCGATTCATGGCAGGGCGCCGCGATCACCGAGATGGTGTTCGGCCGACAACATGAGGCCGTCCAGCGCAACGCGCAGATCACGTCGTTGCGCGCGGCGGGCGGCACCTACCGGAGCATCAGCGAGACGGTCGGCGTCTCCGCACAGACCATTGCCGATGTCGTGACGAGGCGCTACGCCTACGTCCCGGGCCGGTTCGGCGGCAACCACGGAACGGATGTCGTGATGTCGGGCGACGACTTCTGCGCCTTCATGGGTATGTACCTGTCAGAAGGCTCGGTGGGCAAGGGTCGGGTCGTTGTCGTGTCGCAGCGGCGCGAGTCGAAGGTGTTCGACAAGTTCCAGCGCGCGCTGAATCGCACGTGTGGCCGTGCGGTACTGCACGACGGCAAGGACTTCCACATCCACCGCACCGGCCTCGCGGAGTACGTAGCGCAGTTCGGCCACTCGCACGAGAAGTTCGTGCCAGTGCAAATCATGGATGCGCCGCCCGAGCAGATCGCGATCTTCCTCGAATACCTGTTCGATGGCGACGCGCACCGCAATACGAAGGGGCAGACGTTCCTCTACACCGTCAGCGAGCGCTTGGCGGATCAGGTGCAGGAGCTGGCGCAGAAGACCGGCCAGTACGCGACGATCGTGAAGCTCGCGCCGCGCGGCAGCCGCATGGCTGACGGGCGAGAGATCAGGGCCGAAAACTGCCGCCCGCAGTATCGGGTGTCAATCAACCGGCTTCGGTTCGCATCACCGAAGGCCGCGCGCGTGCCGTTCGTCGGCAACGTGCATTGCGTCAGCGTCCCGAACAAGAGCGTCTATGTGCGGCGCAACGGCAAGGCGACGTGGACCTCGCAATCGCCGGTCGAGCAGGTCATCACGACGGTCAACATTGCGATCCGGCGCCAGATGACACAACTTTCGTTCTACACGGAAGGAAATATTCCCGAGGCGATCGCGCAGGTGCCGGCGACGTGGAGCGCCAAGCAGATTCAGGAGTTCCAGCTGTG